TAAAAAAAGATCAGAATTAGGACAAGCAGGTAGAGAAGCTTTAGAAAAAAAATTAAAGAAAAAGCAAAGTTTGATTAAAAAACTTGGTAAAAAAATGTTACCATTAGTTAAAAAGGCAGAAAAGGAAAGAATGGCTAAAAAAGGAGAAAAATAGATGAAACTTATTACAGAACACATGCAGGATCTTGAATATATTGTTGAGGGTAAAGGTAAAGACCAATATATTCGTGGAGTATTTATGCAGTCAGATGTAAAAAATCAAAATGGTCGAGTATATCCTTATTCTATTTTGCAAAAAGAAGTAAAGAGATATAAGACTAAATTCGTTAACGAAGGACGTGCTCTTGGTGAACTTGGACATCCTATGGGACCAACAATTAATCTTGATCGTGTTTCTCATTTGATTACTGAGTTGGAAGAAGATGGTAAAAATTTTGTTGGTAAAGCTAAAATTATGGATACACCGAATGGAAAAATTGTAAAAAATCTTCTTTCATCAGGTGTTAAACTTGGTGTATCTTCACGAGGATTAGGAAGTCTTAAAACCAATAAAAAAACTGGTGTAAATGAAGTACAAAAAGATTTTGTTTTATCCACAGTTGATATTGTTGCTGATCCTTCTGCACCATCAGCCTTTGTAGATGGTATCATGGAAGGCAAAGAATTTACTGTTACGGGTGAAATTGAATATTCTGTTCAAAATGAAATTAAAAATACAAAATCTAAAGAATTAGACAAGAAAAAGATTGAAATGTTTGAAAAATTTCTTGAAAATCTCTAAAAACACTAGACTTTTTTAATATTATAAATATATATACGGTAAAATAATCATAACCTTAAAGGAGAAGTAACATGGCTACTGAAGAAATACTTGAAGATGGAGAAAGTGATAAAGAGTTGGAAGATAAAATTATGGAAGCTGCCAAAGAACTTGCGAAAAAGAAATTAAAAAAAGAAGAAGATGACGAAAAAAAGGATGATGAAGAAGAAGTTAAAGAAGGTGAACTTCCTCCAGCTTTGAAAAAGGCAATGGATAAGAAAAAAGGCAAAGATGATGATGACGAAGATGATGAGGAAGAAAAGGAAGAGTCTAAGAAAAAGACTAAGAAAGAAGATAAAAAAGTAACGAAAAAAGCAGTTAAGAAAGAAGAAGATGATGAGGAAGAGGATGAAGAGGAAGAGCCAGAGGAATCTAAGAAAGCTAAAAAGGAAGAAAAAGAAATTGAAGTAGATGTTTCTGCTGATGTTGAAGCATTAGTAGATGGTGAAGAACTTTCTGAAGATTTCAAAACAAAAGCAGCTACAATTTTTGAAGCAGCTGTTAAATCTAAAATTTCTAAAATACGAAAACAGATTCGTGAAGAATCTAAAAAAGAACAAGATGAGCGTATTGAGTCTATGCAGACAGAGATGACTGAAAATATGGACAATTACCTCAACTATGCTGTAAAAGAATGGATGACAGAAAATAAACTTGCTGTTGAACAAGGTGTTCGCAACGAAGTCACAGAGAGCTTTATTTCTGGTTTGAAGAAGTTGTTTGAAGAGCATTATATTGATGTTCCACAAGAGAAAGAGGATATATTTGAAAATCTAGTTGTTGAAGTCGCTGAGTTGGAAGAGAAACTTGACGAACAAACAGAGAAGCATATGGACACCGTGAAGGAGTTAAACATTTATAAAGCTAAAGATATTTTCAAAACTGTTTCTGATGGAATGACTGATACTGATAAAGAAAAATTTTCTGAACTAACAGAAGATGTTGATTACGATACTGATGACCAGTACCGTGAAAAACTAAATGTTATTAAGAATAGCTATTTCAAATCAGACCAAAAAGATGTAACAGATAATAAGAAAACTGCAGGTACCAATAATCCAGTTGCAGATGGAAAAGGTGATAGTTACATGGATGGTATTGTAAGTGCAATTTCTAAAACTGTATAATAAATTATGGAATGAATGAGAATTTTAACAAATTAAATTAATTATCAAATAAAGGAGATACAAATGTATTTAGCCGAAACTCTTAAGGAAAAATGGGCACCAGTAATGGAGCACAAAGACCTTGAGGCAATTAAAGATCCATATAAACGGGATGTTACGTTGCGTTTGTTGGAAAATCAAGAGAAGTTTCTTAAAGAAGCTGCTCCTGTTAACTCAATGGGTGCTTCTTCTACTGCTGGAGATGTCTCAGGAAATGTTGACCAATGGGATCCGATTTTGATTTCTTTGGTTCGTAGAGCAATGCCAAAATTGATTGCTTATGATATCTGTGGTGTTCAGCCTATGTCTGGACCTACTGGATTGATTTTCGCAATGAAATCTTCATACACTGCACAAGCAATTTCTGGTACTCCAGATAATGAAGCATTGCATAGAGAAGCAGATACTTCCCACTCTAGTCGAGATGGTGATGGTTCTGCCAATTCACCTGATGATTCACCTGCTCATGTTGAGACAACTTCAAGTGACAATCCGTTTACGGGTACTTGGACACACGGAACAGGTATGCAAACGCAAGAAGCTGAAGCTCTTGGTGATGCTGCTGGAAACTATTTCGCAGAAATGGCATTCAGTATCGTACAGAGTTCTGTTACTGCTAGGTCTAGAGCACTCAAAGCTGAGTACTCAACGGAATTAGCACAGGATCTTAAAGCCGTTCACGGTTTGGATGCTGAAACTGAGTTGTCAAACATTCTCTCTACTGAGATTCTTGCTGAGATCAACCGAGAGGTTGTTCGCAGAGTTTATACGAATGCTCGTTGGGGAGCACCTACAGGTAACGTAGCTGTTCCTGGTACTTTTAACCTTGATGTTGACTCTAATGGCCGATGGTCAGTTGAGAAATTTAAAGGTTTGATGTTCCAGATCGAGCGAGATCGAAACAATATTGCTGAAGCCACGCGTCGTGGTAAAGGTAATGTTATGATTTGTTCTGCTGATGTTGCTTCTGCATTGTCTATGTCAGGCATGTTGGAGACGGGACATGGTATTGATCCAGATGTAACTGGTAATACTCTAGTTGGCACGATGAACGGAATGAAAGTTCACGTTGATCCATACTATGGTAATGCTGTTGGCCAAATGTATGTTGTAGGATACAAGGGATCTAGTGCATATGATGCTGGTATGTTCTACTGTCCTTACGTTCCACTACAGATGGTACGAGCTCTGGGTGAGCAAACTTTCCAACCGAAAATTGGTTTCAAGACTCGGTATGGAATGGCTGATAACCCATTCGTAACTACTGGTCCTGGTACAAATGCCGCTACTGGTAATGAATATTACAGAAAAGTTCAAGTTACGAACTTGATGTAATTTACCAAGTTTTATAGAGAAATAGGGACCTTCGGGTCCCTATTTTTTTTTGGCTTTATGTTAACTTCTTCCTTGTATAGTGGGTTTTATTTTGTTATAATTTATATGTCTTGGTCAGGTGGGAATAAGTTAATACTTTAATAGTTTTACAATGTTTAATTTAGAGAAGCTCCAGATAAGCATTCCGGTTAGATCAAGCTCATACCACTTAAGCCTTGTAGTGTATTTCTTAGCATTATAATGATGATTATTATGAAAGCCTTCGCCGAAAGTAATTAGACCTACAAACCAATTATTCTTAGATAAATCATGTAATCTATAATTAGTATATCCCCATATATGGCATATGGAGTTTACACACCAGGTAGCATGATATACTAATACTAGACGTACAAAAATTCCCCATATAACCCAAGAAATGCCTCCCATTAAATAGAATAGAATCCCTAAAGCTACTTGAACGTGGATAAAGTAATTATCTAAGAATTGATAAAATTTATCACTATCAATGTCTTTAGTATATTTTTTTAATCGTGTTTCATTATCAAATCTATGTCTATAATAACACATCCACCCTAAATGAGAATGAAAAAAACCTTGGGTCGCATCGTGTGGGTCATTTGAAGTATCAGAACTTTGATGATGCATTCTATGTTGTGAAACCCATTTTAGTGGACCGTTTTGACAGGCCAACGACCCGCATAATATAATGAAATAATCTAACCATCTTGGCATCACCATGCCACGGTGTGATAAATATCTGTGGAAACCGAAACAAATTCCTACAGAAGCAGTCAACCAATACATGAAGAGCATTAGACCAACTGATGTCCAACAGAATGTAGATGGAATGAAAGCTAACAAGGCTCCCAAATGAAGAAATATAAAAAATCCAATAGTAGGTTTAGCTAATGTCATGTTAACTCCTTGTTTTCAATAGGCTTCATAATGTTCCTTGTATTATAAATATAGTATAGTATAATATATATAATAGTAAAAGAAAAGGAAAAACCATGGCTTTATTAAATCAACCCACAAATCTCAATTATTTGAATCCAGTAGCATTTGAAACGAATATTCTGAGGATTCCTGGTGTAAGTTATTTTTGTCAACGAATAACTATTCCTGGTCTTTCAATGAATAATGTGTTACAACCCAATCCGTTTGCTCCGATTCCAGTAGAAGGCGATCATATAGCTTTTGAAGATTTGACTATAAGTTTTATAGTGGATGAAGATTTAACAAATTATTTAGAAATTTATAATTGGATGGTATCATTGGGATATCCAGAGAGTCACGATCAATATAATCAAGATACACCTGAAAAATCAGATTGTAATATAATTATACACACGAATAAATCCAACCCCAATTTTAGCATTACATTCAAAGATATATTTCCAACAATATTAGGAAGTTTACCTTTTGACACTAATGCTACTTCTATTGACCCCATTGTATGTGATGCAACATTTAAGTATACTGGTGCATTTACTGTAAAGAAACTAATATAACTATTTCCTTGTATAAAACCATCATGTTTGTTATAATTGTAGTATGAATATTAATGAATTAAAAGAAATGTGCACAAAAGACACGAAAATTGATATTACAGACCTTGACGGGTATTCTGTTTCAATTCCAGAATTAGCTAATAAATATCATCAATTGGCGTATCTTGAAAAAAATCTTGTTCGTTACCTTAAGAGTGAATATAAGATTATAAGACTTTCTAGATGGAAGTACTATTCTGGAAAGGCTGATCCAAAAGAATATGAAGATGAGCCGTTTGATTTGAAAGTATTAAAAAATGATATGGATTTATTTTTAGATGGTGATGTACAAGTTCTTACTATAAAGAATAAACTGGAGGAACAAGAAGAAAAGATTAAATTAATAGAAGATACTGCTAAAGTTATTCAAAATGCATCTTTTAATATTTCAAATACGATTAAGTGGAAGAAATTCTTGGCGGGCGATTTGACATGATTGTAGCGGGAAAATTGAACGAAACATTCTTACAACTGTCTTGTGAGAAACATATTTCATATGAATTGAATGAGTATTTTGCATTTAAAGTTCCTAATGCACAGTTTCATCCAAAAGTTCGTGCAAAGATGTGGGATGGTAAGATACGTTTGTTTAATATACAAACAGGACAATTATATGTTGGATTACTTCCTTATTTAAAGGAATGGGCTGAGAAACATTCTTATAAACTGCAAACAGATATTATAGATGCAAGACATTTAAAAGAAGGTGATATAGATAAGATTAAAGAATTTTTTGATTCTTTAAATCTTCATTGTAAGGGAGAACCAATCACACCGAGAGATTATCAGATAGCATCTTTTATGAATTGTGTGAAGAAGGATAGATCATTACTATTATCTCCTACATCATCGGGAAAAAGTTTAGTTATATACGCATTAATAAGATGGTACCAGAGATTTTTAGATAATGATAAGATGTTGATATTAGTTCCAACGGTGAACTTAACATCACAAATGTTCGGTGATTTTAAGGAGTACTCACAACAAGATAAAGATTGGAATGTTTATGATGAATGCCATAAAATATATTCTGGTAGAGAAAAAGATTCAAACCAACAAATATATATAAGTACATGGCAAAGTCTTTTTAGGTTACCAAAAAAATATTTTGAACAATTTTCTTTAATTGTAGGAGATGAAGCACATTTAGCGACAGCACAAGCGATGAAAGGAATATTAGAGAAAGCTACTTCATGTAGATATAGATTCGGAACAACGGGAACATTAACAGATTGTAAAACAAACAAACTAGTCCTTGAAGGATTGTTTGGAAAAACATATACAGCCATTACATCAAAAGAATTGATGGATGATAAACACATTTCCAAACTAAATATACAATGTTTACAATTAGAATATCCTGAAGAAGAACGAAAGTCTATGAAGAGCTCTACATATAAAGAGGAGATAGACTTTATTGTTTCACATAAAAAGAGAAATAATTTTCTATGTAATTTAGCATTAGCAACTAAAGGGAATACGTTGATTCTATTTAATTATGTTGAAAAACATGGAAAAGTATTATTGAAGATGTTACAAGAAAAAGCACCTTTAAGAAATGTTTTTTTTATAGCAGGTGAAACGGATGTCGATCAAAGAGAAGATATTAGAAAGGCAACAGAGGATGAGAAAAATGCCATTATTGTTGCCAGTTCAGGAGTATTATCGACAGGTGTTAATATAAAGAATTTACAGTATTTGATTTTTGCTCATCCATATAAAGCTAAAGTACGAAATTTACAATCAATTGGTCGAGTGTTAAGATTGGATGATAAAGAAAATCGAGCTGTTTTATATGATATTATTGATGATTTACATTGGAAGAAACGTAATAATTATGGATTGAAACACTGGAAAGAAAGATTGAGTATTTATTTAAAAGAAAAGTTTGATTATGAATATACTTTAATACCATTACTATAAGGAAAGGAACAATGGGTAAAACGTATCGTAAAGCAAAATCAGAAAGACCGAATAAA